TTCGAACCCTTTGGTGCATTCCAGCACCACCTCCGTGCCGCCCTGCTCGGCCGAGGCGCGCCAGCTCTTGATCTCGCCCACGCCATCGAATCCTGAGCTTCCGCTCGCGTACACCTTCACGAAGGCATAGCTATAATTGCTCCCACCTACCCCGGTCACAGTGAGCGTAAGGGGAACCGCGAACCCCGCCGACGCCTCAGAGGTGTTCACCGTCACCGTAGCGGTATTGGCATTGTCCAGTGTGACCCCATACCCCTCGTCCACGGTCCAGGCCCATGTGCTCACTCCGCCGCCGCCGCGATCGTAGGAATCCCCCCCATAGAGGTCGATGCTCTCGCCGGCGATGACCGTGGAGTACCGAGGGCAGATTCGCACCATCGGAGGAAAGGTGAGCGGGCCGCCATCGTCTTCAGTCGCAAAGAAACCAAACTGTGGGAAACAGGCAAACCGCACCTCCATTCTCTGGGGGCTGGTCCGCAGTTTCTCTTCCTGTCCCGACGTCAGTGGCATCTATCGTCCATCCTCAGCATCCCCCTCTCCCCTCGTGGGAGACCTGTCCTGAGCCTGTCGAAGGAGGGTTGGGGTGAGGAGCATTACTGAATCTTGCTCAGGTGAAACGTCACCCCATACACCAGCATCGTCTCCTGCCGCTCCACCTGTGGCTCGTGACCCCAACAGGTCACCGATCGGTAGGTCCCCATAGAGCCCGTCGTCTTCGGAGGGATCTTCGCACTCTGAGCCGCATTCTTCGCCGCATAGTACCGGTTCCAGAGCTCCGCCCAAGCCGCCTGCGAGATCACCTCCCAGTAGCACGTCCCTTCCTCATACCCTTGCTGGATGGGTTTCCCGGTCGCCGCCCTCCCCACGTCTTCCAGGGGCTCCGGCCGGTACTCCTGGGGATCCGGGAGGCTCGAGAAGCTGCCGTTGAACTCGAACTTACTCATCGCTTGTACCGCGCCCCGACCTTCCTAGCCAGGTTGTCGTAGCTCTTATCAAACGCATCAGCCCATTCCCCCATCAGCCGGGCCTCTTCCGTGGACGATAGTGTTCCGTCGAACTGGAAGGTGTTGTTGGCTGGCTCCACCGTGATGTTCACATTCTCGGGCTGGCGCTGCCAATCCTTCAGTCCCTCCGTCCTCCACCTGCCACCACCCAGGCCACGCCTTGCCTGCTCCTCACTCTTGGCCAATCTCTCTTCAGGACTAAGGCCTGCCCACTGTGTCTGCCAGTTCTGCACACCCGCATAGGCCAGGGCTGCCATCGCTGCTGCGCCTGCCACCATCAAAGCTACAGGACCCAATCCCGCCCCCGCGGCGGCCGTTCCCACCTTACCAACGCCACCAGCGCCACCTGCGCCTGCACCGCCCACGTTGGTCACCGCCGATGTCACATACATCGTCTTCGCTGTGAAAGCAGCCGCTTTCAAGATGTTCCCCGGTAGCCCCGTCGTCACCTGCGCCAGGGCCCCACCGATCAGCAGGCTCTTCGCCCAGGACGGCCAGGTATTGATGATCCTCAACACCTCGCCCAGGAACGTCGCTACCCCAGCGAACCCCTCACCCCACGATTTCAGGGAGCTTCCCACGCCCTCCCAGTCGATGGTGGCGATCCAGGTCGCCATGGTCTCGATACCCGTGGCGATCTTCTCTCCCACCAGTCGGGCGAAGCTCTCCAGCTCGTCCCAGTGCTCCGCCACCCATACCGACAGAGCATTCAAAGACTCGGAGATCTTGATCTTCGCTTCCTCTCCCATGATCCTCATCAGTTCGCCGAAGCGCCCTTTCAGAGTATCGATCGTTCCCGAGGTCGTGGCTGCCTGTTTGTCCACCAGGTCGAACCCATACCCCATCTCATCCAGCGCGTCGTTGACGATGCTGAGGTTGGTCTCCATCTCCGATGCGCTATCCCCAGTATCGGCAAAGGCTGCCTCCTCTGCCGCCAGTTCCCCGTTGACCTTCTCCAGTTGCTCCCGGAGCTGCACCATCCGGTGCTGCTGCTTCAGATCGGCCGCCGCCTGTTTCGTCACCGATGTCACCCGGCCGAGCTGCACTCTCTCGCCCTCCTGCATGGCCAGACTCAGCTCCTCTATCTCCCAGAGCAGGTCACGCTGCTTCAGCCTCAAATCCTCCACCGATTCCGCCGTGGCCTTGGAACCTCCCTGAGCAACCCCATAGGCTTCCTTCAGCTTGTTGATCGTGGAGCGAGGGATGTTGAAACGGTCCTGAAGGCTGATCCAGTCCCCCGACATCGCCTCTCTCAGCGCGTATGCCGCATCTTCCAGCGTCTTGCCTGGCGTGGACGCCTTCAGCACCTGAGCCGTCTTCATCATCTGCTCGAACATCTCCTGGTTGAACCGCCCCTCCGCGTCCTTGGCGAAGGGCACCAGCATCTGCCCCGCTGCGTAGACCTCTTGCGGCTTGAATCCCGGCCGCAGCGCCTCCTTCATGATGAAGTCGATGGCCTTGCCGGCGGCCTCTGCGTCCCCCACCAGCGTCTCGATCGTCATTCGCATGTTCTCGAGCTGGATGTTGGGATCGATCAGCCAGTCCCAGCCCATCTTCAGCGCCGCTCCGGTAGCCAGTCCAATGAGAGCAGTCTTGAGGGAGAACACGGTGTTGATCACGCCTCTGATCGCCGTGCCCATCCCGCGGGCCATCGCCCCGATCGCACCCAGCGCGAACGTAGCCCCGTTGCTGATCCCTTCTCGCAGGGTCGCTCCCACCCTCGTCGCCGCCTGTCCGATGCTGCTCAGCTGGCTGCTGGCGCTGCTCTTCAGTCGCTGCACCGACCGCGACACGGAGGAGAACCCCGCCTGGGAGTCGTCCTCCACCGTCATCTTGATCGCCAGTTCAGCTACTGCTGTCGCCATCTCCTGCTCCTACGGTCCCCTCTCCCCTCCTGTAACCCCCCTCTCCCCTTGTGGGAGAGGGCTGGGGTGAGTGGTAGGTGAGGGATCTTACCGAGCGCGCGGTAAACCCTTCTTCCTCTTCCCCCTGGGCCCCAACGTCGTCTCCAGGCTCGCCATCTCCACGAACTCCAGCACCCGGCCCAGGGTCGCTCCCTCCATGATCTCTATGTAGCGCGTCAGGTCCCCCTCAGCTAGACGGAAGGCCATGACCTTGAAGGGAGCGCTTCCCCCCTTCCCTCGCATGGCCCTGATCAGCGCTTTTTTCTCCCGCCTTTTTTTGCGCGGCTCTCCTCCTGGACCTCTCCCTTCCCATGGGATTGAACCTCTTCGTCCCCCCACATCAGGTCGCTCAGGAACTCGAAGAGCTTCAGTTGCACCCCTGTGGGCAGTAGCTCCCTCCATTCCCGGCCCTGCCCGGGCAAAGGCACAGCGCTGCCTTCCGCATCACTGAGATTCCAGGACACCACCTGCTGCTCGAGCACGAAATCGACGAACCGCTCCGAGGCCTCCTCCAGCTCCGCCCGGATCCCCGCCGCCTCATCCTCGCCCGTCTCCTTCAGCATCTGCCTCTGGAGCCGGTTGATCGTCCTCTGGTACTCGGTGAACTGTTCGTCAACCGTGGCCAGGAGTGCGGTCCTGGGCAAGACCTCCACCCACTCGCCCTCGCACTCCAGACCCGGGATCCCGAACTCCGCCAGCTCGATTCGCCGCGGCTTCGCCTTCATCTTCTCCTCCTGTCGCGCATTCCCCCTCCCATACCCTTATCTTCCTCTCCACTTGTGGGAGAGGGTTGGGGTGAGGGGTGATTGACTAGTAGCTCGCCACAGCGTTGTACAGCTCGAACAGCCCGATCCCGTTCGTCGTATCGTCCTGCGACCTCCAATCCACCTTGGCCACCACGAAATCGCCGGAGTCGTCCGGCTCGTGGTCCAGGATGTTCACGTCCGACAGCGTGATCACCAACCGCTCGTAGTACGGCGTCTCGGCCACTGTCTCCACGATGTCCACGCCCTGCAGATCGATGATCCACTCCCTGGTCGTGTCCGCGACCCAGTCATCGTATTCGTCGTCGTCCTCGAAGAGGAACGTCGCGCTGCCCCTCACCGATCGCCCGCCGAACAGGATGCCCTGTGGATCCTGGCTGCCGGCGCCAGACTTGGTCAGCACGCATCCCGTCTCGATGTTCAACTCGAAATCGACGATGCACTCGAAGTCCGCGCCGCCCAGGTCGCATTCCCCCTTCCAGCCGGGGAGAGGCCGGTAACTCGGCTTCGTGAAGGCCTCCGTGGCCGCCTTCCCCGGCGCCTTCCCGATCAGCGCTGCGCCCACGCTGAGGATCGACTCATCCTCTGCCGGCGCCCAGCCCAGCGTCAGAGTCTGCACCCCCATGCCCAGGAACTGCTCCACGTTCGTCGCCGATCCCGTGTACAAGCCCTTGTACTCCTCGATGGTCAGGCTCGGAGGCGTGTCAGCCCAGGTATAGGTGTGCTTCTTGTACGTGAGCGCCTCGGCCACCCCAGCCGTCGGAGTCTCTGAGCCGATCGCCGCCAAGAGCAGCAAGCCCAGCGGATCCGCGTACAGGTCCCCCTCCAGCCGGCCCTCGCCATGCTGCCGGCCAAGGAGAGACTGCTGGTCCAGGTCCAAATCTCCCACCGCGCCCTCTGGACTCATCTTGGCCAGCTCGTACTTCAGCCCCCTGGTCGTGGTCGGCCAATAGAACCAGACCGGCGTTTCTGCTATTACGCCCCAGCTCCCATCTTTGGCCAACCGTGCGTAACCCAGCCTACTCGGTCTTACTGTCATCGGACGTCACCTCCTGTCGTTTGCTGTGTTTCCTCGGCTGGTACGGCTTCCACAGCGGTCCCGGGTCCCAGCCTGCGGCTGTTTCCTCCGGGATCTCCAGCACGTGCCCCTTGACCGGGAACACTCCGTAGCCGATGGAAACGGTCCCCTCCTCGATCTCCTCATTGTAGAACTTCACATTGGCCATGATGCCTCCCTTGTCCTTCGCTGTGCCGTCAGCACAGCGAAGGATCACCTCACGTCTATCACCCTCAGGCTACATTCCCAGCCGATGTATGGTGTGTTATTCCATTCGATCCTGCTCAGAGATCCCCCCTGAAACAGGCAGGTCAGACACTCGCCTCCCAGGCTGTGATCCGCAGCGAAGGCCGTGGCCAGCAGCCTCGGGTAGTCCCTCAGCCCATCCACCGCCGTCGGCAGGTCCCCCCGCTTCGCCAGCACCAGCACATTGATCAGGTATTCCTGCTGGAACACGTCCGGCGCCGCCCGCAGGTCGTTCCCCATCGTCTTCTCCACGTTGATGATGGAGGGGAACGTATTCACGCTCTCCGGAGGAGACGAGAAAACCTTTTTGATCCCGCTCACGCCCTCCTCGATGGTCACCACCGCAGCCATCACGTTGTCCAGGTCCATCATCACCTCAGTTGAGAGCGTGGAAGCGCCGTTTGTGCTTGTTCAGCACCTCGGCGATGTATGGGGTCATGGCCTTCTTGTAGAACAACTGCCCCAGCTCCGGCGCCGCGCTGGCATCCTGATACGCCTGCTCCGCTGCCTTGAACACCCTGATCGTCAGCTCCACGCAAGCGTCCCATAGGTCGGCCAGGTCGTTGGTGGCCGCCGGCGTAGCGGCTGCATACCCCCAGTCCCCGGTGATCTCCACGTTCGAGCGTCCCGAGGTGAAGACGCTGTAGTCCCCGTCTGGGTCCACCACGATCTTCATCTTCGGGCTGTCATTCAACGGGTACAGGATGTAGTCGGTGGCCGCCCAGGTGTCGTCCTCCACGATCAACTCGCTTACCGTCTGGAGGTCCGGCACAATCAACGAGGTTGCGCCGTTGCCGTCGAAGTACTTCGTGTCCTCCGCAGCGGCCGCGAAGGATCGTAGACAGTAGCGGTCCATGAACCTGCTCACAGCCGTGATCACCCCGGCCAGCCAGGCGTCGTAGTCAGCCCCGATGTCCAGCCGGGCCTTGACATCGGCCAGCACGCAGTAGTCGGCCATTAGGATTCCTCTTCCTCGAACAGGTCATCTCCTGCCTTCTCTGCGAAGCCGCAGTCGATCCACGACTGGCCCAGCTCCTGGGGCACGTCGTACTCGTTGTCACGAGCGAACGAGCCGTGCGGCCCCGAAAAGCTGGTCAGCGCCTTGATCTTGATCATAACGATCGGCGCTTGCTTCGCTTTCTTACCCTTCTTCCTAGCCACTGTTTGCCTCCTTCTTGGGCCGTATCTCCACGGCCAACCCTGAGCTCACCCACTCTCTGCCCGATTCCTTGGGCACGTCGTACTCCCCCTGCGGGGCGAAGGATCCCCCGGGGCCTGAGAACCCCGTCAGCGCCTTGATCCTCATGGTCTGTCCCCTCCTGAAGTAGTGCCTGATCTGATGATCGTACTCAGGAGGCACGAAGCCCCTCATCTTCTTGAACCAGGCCGGTTCACTCTCCGGCCAGACGATCTCCCCGTCCTCGTCCTTGTGCCCGCAGGCTATGCCCGGATCGCCCCACATCTCGAAGCCCGCCGCCAGCACGTCCTCCGCAAAGGGGGTATCGCAGGGCAGCTTCTCGTGGGCCCGAAAGTTGATCTGCTCCAGCACCGCCCTCCTGGCTACCATACAGCCCAGGCCCACTCCTGTCACTGGCCCGGGCCCATCTCCGTTATGCCCCATCAGGTTGTTGGCGCTGAAACCGGTGTGCTTTTCCCTGAACCTATAGGATCCCAACGCCACGTCCACATCCAGCGCCCTCAGCTTCTTCCAGGCATCAGGCGGCGGAGTGATGTCGGACTCCACGGTCATCAGGTGCGTATAGTCCCCCGCCAGGAACATCTGCCTCCCCTTCCGGTAGTTCCAGTTTATGTTGTCAACATCCCTCACTGAGAGATTGTCGTGGGTGAATACGTATTCCCTGGGACAATCGAACTCCAGGGCGAAGATCGCCCACAGCGTCTCCGGCTCCAGCCGCCACGTCGGGCAGAAGACCATCACCGTATCTAACCGTTCCACGAGAGTCCGAACCTTGGCAGGTAAGCATGTCTCACCACCACATCTCTCCTGGCGTAGACCCTGAGCCCCATCCCCCTGGCCTGGCCCATCAGGCTCACGTGCTCCACCTCGTCTCCGATCGGAGCATATCTACCGCGCGCTCGGTAGACCTCCGCCGGGATCAAATAGCAGCTCCCCACGCTGTCTACGTCCACCAGGTCCCCACCCTCACAGTAGGGCGGATACAACTCGAACCGCTTCCCGTCCTGGACGAAGCCCCCGATGTCATAGAACCTATCTGGCGGAAACCGCAGGTTCCGCTCGATGAGCACCAAGGGGGCCACGATGTCCCTCTCACTCACCTCCGCCAGTAGCTCCACGATGTCCGCCGGCACCTCCACCAGGTCCACGTCCAGCCACAAGATGTGCGTGTGCCTGGGCCGCAGGTGGCCCTCGATCAGCTCGTTCCTGGCCCGGGCGTTGTTGGCGTACTTCGCCTCAGCGGCAGGGTACTCGTTCAGGTACAGCGCCCTCTCCCGCTCCGGCCAGGTCAGCTCCTCGTAGATCCCCGCCGAGATCTCCAGCAACTCCCCAGGCGTGCTCTCCCGAGCCGGCGTGGCCACCAGGACGTTCATCGGCTTCCTGTCGAGGGGAGGAGGCAAGCCCCCTCCCCTGCTATTCGGTTGTTAGGCGGTCGGGTGCAGGATGTGATAGAAGGCCGTGGCCAACATCACGTGACTGTCCCACCGCTGATAGGCTCGGAACCCGATCTGGCCGGTCTCCGAGTACAGCTCCTCGAGGCGCTTCATGGTGATCCCCTCCCTCAGGAAGATCCAGAAGTAGGAGAAGTCACCGAAGAGCACCGTCTTGGCGCTGGCCGCGATCGTGGCCATGTTGTTGTTGGTCACCAGCCGGTTACCGAGAAGACGATCGGGCTGGCCCGCCTCCAGACCCGGACGCCACAGGTACTGGTTATCCGAGTCCTTCAGCTTGCGGACCGCCTTGATCGTCGAGTCGTGCGCCATGAAGGACGTCTTTGGCCTGGCTCTGTACTGATAGCCCAGCGAGTGGTACAGATCGATCAGCTCGTCCGCGGTGATCGCAGATGCGCTTGCCGCGTCCACCCCCTTCGTGCTGCCGACCACCACGCCCTGCGGCTGGGTCGATCCCGTCCCCGTCGTCCCGCCCGCGTCCATCGCCAGAGAGAACGCGTTGGAGAAGTCGGGCGAGAGGATCTGGCCCCACAGGTCGAACTGGTTATCCGCCACCAGCTCGTCGCTGGCCTTGGACAGACGAGTGTACTTGTAGGCCACGACATCGATGTCTGCAGTCGTTGGCTCCTTCTCGTCGTAGGAGCCTTCCTCCGCGACCAGCACAGCGGCCGCGCTGGCTGTGAGCGTCGCCACGTGCATCTGCTCCCTGGTCATGCGGACCACCCGGGACAGCGGCAAAATCACGCCTGCCGCGCTGATGGCCGTGACGAGCTCGCTGGACCACTCCTCCGGGACCAGCTCCAACCCCTCCGTAGCGGTCCCCTCCTGCATCGCCGCCTTGTACGCCGTTGGGATTGCCGCACTGGGCACCCGTCGCCCGGTGTGCAGCCAGTTCTTGAACGCCTTTACGTGCACCGCCTTGTGCTCCTCCGGCTCGAGCTGCGGGATGTTCCCCGCGTAGATGCTCTTCAGCGCCGCATCCACGTCGCCGCTCTTCACCGCGCCATCGGGCGCTGCTCCCGGCTCCTCATCGCCCTCGCCGAAGTCGAAGGGCGGCCTGGCGAACTTGGCCGCCAGATCGTCCTTCCTCTCCAGCCGCTGCGCCTTCTTCTGGTACTCCTGGCACTCGTCCATGAGCGCGTCGGCTCGCTTCTCGTCGTCCTCGGACACAGTCTCCTGAGCCAGAATGTCCTGCGCCGCCTTCAAGGACGCTTTGGCCTTGTCGTAAAGTTCCTTCGTGGTCATCTGTCGTTACGCTCCTTTCGATCCTATTTCTAGGCCCATCTTCAGTGCTCTGGCCCTTCGCTTCCTCAGCCCTACACCGCTCGCCTGGCCGGACGCCCCCGCGCCCGCTTTGCCCTGCGCTCCCTCGATGAGTTGCTTGGGCAGCTCCAGACCCGCCTCCTGGAAGATGGCCTTGACTGACTGTACATCGGTAAATCTCAGCTCCGCCGGGTGAGTCGTCATCGTGGCCTCGATTAGCGGCCACTTGGTGATCTTCCCGTCGGGCGCTATCTCCATCAGATCGGGCAGAGACCGGCTGCTCCAGTTCAGAGCGCCTAGCTCCATCAGCTTCTCCACCGCTGCCAGGTAACGCTTCCTGGCGTCGAGTTGCCCCTCGATCCACATGCCCACTTCATCGGCACGCATCTCTCCCGTGGCAAACTGCCCCATCGCCGTCATCTTCAACGCCCCGTCCTGGCCATGCTCGTAGAGGATCGGCCTCTGCGGAAACCAGTCCAGGCACAGCTCGGTGTCCGGGGCGAAGTAGGTATTCTCCAGATCCTTCTTCGTGCGGCTGCCCCACACCATCAGGTATCCGCCCACCTTCCCGTTGCCCAGCGACTTGATGGAGGTGCTGGCCTTCTGCGCCAGCGGCTGGAACACCATCTCCCCCTCCACTGGCTCCCCCAAGACCACCTTGCCGTCCTCTATGGTGTAGAGGCGCTTCCAGACCGACTCGCCCATCTCGTAGATGACGTGCTCGTCACGGACCTTCAGGAGATAGACGTATTCCTCCTCCTCGGGTCGCGGCTTGATAGCTTCCCGGATCAATTGTTCGATGTCCTGGAAGCTCAGCTCCTCCCCCTTTTTCGCGCTCCGCAGATCAATCGATCTCGGTTTCATGTTACCTCCTCAGCCTCTCGGCGATCCTCCGTCCTGCCTCTTCCAGGAACCCCTGCACCTTGGGGATGTGCTCCTCTACGATCTCCTCCAGGTGCTTCCAATGCTTCATCCACTTCGGCTGCCTGGGGCCTCGCACGTATGGTGCATAGGGGACCGTTTTCAGATTCGTGCCCAACACTCCCTCCACGCGACCGCCCAGGCTCTCCACTTTCACCAGCCATGTTCTCCCGTACAGCCCTGTGCGTTTGTACAGCGTCCCCTCCGGCTGCGGAGGGTAGTCTGTGATCTCAGATTGCATCCCCAATAGACTCTTGCTCGTCGCCTTCTCCAGCTCCTGCCTGACGATGCGAGGTGCGCCCTTGAGCTTTCTCAGCAGCTCCTCGTCTCCGTCGATCTCCACCTTGACCTTGAACATCAGCTCCCCATCACCACCGGCGCCTCCCAGCATCTGCACCCCGGATGCCCGGCTGGCCCGTCCCTGGTCTCTCCCTTCAGCTTCCCGGAGGGGATGACGTATGGCTCCTCCAGATCCCTTCTCTGCTTATGCAGCGGCCTGCAGATCAACTTGCAGACCATCTCGTCATTGGCCGTCCGCCACTCGTAACCATCCACCACCTCGGTCTTCTTCCAGACCAGCCGGTTGCCCTCCTTGTAGGCATCGGTGGCCTCCGTGGTGGCGATCAACTGCGCCCTTGCCGGGTCCTCGTAGATGGTCTGGATGCGCTTTGTCAGGTCCTTCATCGGCTCGCCGCTCTCGATCCAGTTGGCCACCGTCTCGCCGATGGCCTGCCTGGTCGTGGGTGTGATCTCCTTGATCAGCCTCCCGGCGTACTCCCGGGCCCAGCGCAGCGCCTCCTCGTTGACCAGCGTCCAGTCGAAGCCCAGCCCCAGCTCCGTATCCAGTAGATCGATCCCCAGCCGGCCGGCCTGTTCTATGGCCTCCTCGAGCAGCGGGATCATCACCTGCACCTGGACCTTGACGTGTTCCTCCCAGAACGGCTTGTCGTCCAGGATGTCCTCCACCAGCGCCTTCACCGGCTGGGCTGCCATCTGTGCCTGCGATTGGAAACGTTCGAGAAACCTCTTGGCCTCTGCCTTCCAGACTTTCAGCAGCGCCTCAGCTACCTTCGGCTCCCAGGCCTCCCTCAACTTGTCGAAGGGAGAGGTCTGTCCCTTCCACGCTGGCGCCGGATCTGCAATCCGGCGCTTCAACTCGCCTGTCTCGACAAGGCGAAAGGGGACCGCGAACGCGGCCCTCACCTCCTCCTCCGTCTCGGCGCCCGCTAGAGCCTCCAGGATGCGGCTCTTCAGCGCCTCAGGGATGATCTCGCTATTGAACTCGTACTCCGCCGGATCCTTCTCCTTGCGGAATAGCCTGACCGCCACCGACCGCCACCGTTTCAGGTCCCCGTTGATGTCCGTGGACTTCGCTGGCATCACCGGCTCCGACATCGCCGGCCCCTTCAGTAGTTCCGCCATCAAGCTCTCGCCCCGCTCATCCTCCAGAGGTGGCGCCTTCAGGTATTCTGTCCTGTACTCATTGACCGTCAGTGCCGGCCCATACGTCTTGGCCTCCGCTACCCTCAGCCCCCGGTCCTCCGGCCTGATGTCCTCGAAGGCTGCCAGAAGGGCCTCGCCGTAGTAGGGTATCATCACCTGGAGCGTGATCTCCTCCGACAGGTACACCAGCAGCGGCCAGATGGTCTTGTCCTTGAGCGTCTTGTCGGCAGCCATGGCATTTGCCCGCGTGGCGTCCTTGGCCCACACCGCCGCCGGGATCCCGTAGACCCTGTCGATCTCCTCCCTGTTGAACTCCCGCCCCGCCAGGAAATCCAGGTCCTTCTGCGACAGACCGATCGTGGCCACGGTGATGTCTCCGGCCCGCGTGACCATGGTCCGCCGCTTGGTCCCTCCGAACTCGCTGATGATCTCGTCCTTGATCAGCTCGAAGTCACCCGGGGGCGTATCCTGCGGCAGGGACATGACTGTCGTGGGGATGGCGTTCTTCTTCCCGAAGAAGTTGTAGTTCCACTGCTGCATCGCCTCGTCGCCCTTGATCGCTAGCTGCATGGCCTGGATGTCAGACATGCCCTTGTAGATGTTGACGTAGTTCCACTGCCGGAAGTGCGCGATGAACTCCGGGGGGATCGTCCACTGTCTACCGGACGCCCGGTAAACGTACCCATCCAGGTACTTTCCACGCTCCTTGCTGGGCTTCGGCTCCACCTTGTCCGCCGGCAGCGGCCAGATCTCAGCCACGCCGTCCAACCCCGGCATCAGATACCAGTAGCTGTTCCCGTCCAGCTTCAGCCAGCCTACCGTGTACTGCATCAGAAACGACCGGGTCATGAAGGGGTTGGGTTGCCTCATCAGGATCTCGAAGGGGTGATTGGTGATCTCCTCGACCTCCTCCCCCTTGTCCTGGAGCACATTCAGCCGCGCCTGGCTGCACTCCCTGGCGATCATGTTGATGTCCGAGTACACCCACGAGGTCCGCATGGCCAGGGCTTCGTCTGCTCGCCTGTTCCAGCCCTCGCCGGTGAAGAACCCCGCATCTTGCCCCTCGACGGCCATCCACTCCGGCCTGTCGCTCCTCTTCCGGTAGCCGCGGCTCCGGAGGTACGAATCTACAAGATCGCCAACGAATCCCATCTCACCTCACACCATAGCCACCAGGGGCCCGCCGCGGCCGACCCAGAACGCTTGCACCACCGCATCCCCATAGTCGGTGCTGCGGCCGATACGTTTCTTGATGTCGTCCTTCGCTTCCACCTTGATCTTGCCGCCGCTCGTTGCCTTCCACGTCGGCGCCGTGAGATCTCCCGTCAGTTTGTCATCCGGTGGAAGCATGATCTGGCTCTCCGGATCGCTCAGCATCTCCCTCAACGACCACCACGCTTCCGCCCGTTTATTCACGAATCCCCATTGCCCGCTCTGATCCGTCACCCTCGACCCGGCTGCTGCGTTGAATGGGGTGGCCTTGTAGCCTTGCTCTCTCAGCCGGTCGTAGACCCCTGCGCCGATCCCTATCACGTCGACGATGGCCTTGCCTCCATGCGCCTTCAGTATCCCCGCCACGCGGCCCGTGGTCTGCATCGTCTCTTCCTTGGAGTGAGCCTCGATCTTGGTGATGATCCTTCCGTACCGCACGGCCATCACCGTCTGGTCCTCACCGGATCTGGCCACGTCCACCCCCACCGCGTCCATGGGCTTCAGGGAACCATCCTCTTCGTGGCACATCGGGCGGCCGGCGTCGTTCCATTCTCTCCACCGCTCGTTGGCTGCCTCCACCCACGCCAGGGAGATGATGCCGCTCTCCTCCGAGGTGGCGAACTCTCCCTTGACCCGATTGAGGTAGACCGCCGAGGTCTCTCCCCATTGTCTCGCTCGGGCCTCCGCCCACTCTCTTGAGATTCGGCCGGCCGCGATCGCTTCCTCCAGCTTGACGTGCCTGGGCCACCAGTCCTCGTACCCCGGCTTCCGCGAATGGATGTCATAGAACCTTCCCCCTGGTTCTCCCGGCGTGGAAATGGCTAACGCGAACGCCTCTGCAGGCGTATCCGCTCCGGCCCCTGCGAACGCCCCTTCCGCCGCATCCCATGTCTTGTTCGGGATCTCCTTTGCCTCGTCGAAGACGTAGACCACCCGTTTTGCATGGGCCCCTTCGATGAGTGCCTCATTGTCCGAGACCACCCCGAAGGCCTCTCTGGTGGGCCCCAGCTTCAGCGAGAGCGTCAGCAGCTCTTCCCTGTTAAACGGGTCTCTGCCGATCAGCTTCCAATCGAGCCGCGCCGTCCATTTGTGGATCTCAGGCCACAGGAACTTGGTCACCTGCCGCCAGGCTGAGGCTGTCGTGGGAACCTTGACGTCCTCTGCCGTCAACACCGCCCAGAGAACGATCCAGGCCGCCAACGCCGTTTTGCCAAGCCCGTGTGGCCCTCTGACAGCGATCCTCTTCCGCGGGACCAGCTCCTCCAAGATCTCTTCCTGGTAGTCCGCCAGCCGCTCCCCTGCGACGAAGTTCACGCAGTCATGGACGAAGGCCAGGGGGTCATGATGGTATTGGAGCTTGAAAAGTACGGACTCACTCGCCAGCAGGCCCGCCATCTCGGCGAGCTCTTGCCTTGTCAACAATTGAGAACAGCCGCTCGATCTTTTCCTCGTCACTCATCCCCTCCAGCGGCCTATCTCCGCTGGTGATGTCCAAGCGATTCACCGCCTCGCCGGAGATCGCCAGCCCCTTGTCCGACATCGCGCTGAAAGTTCGCAGTAGGTCGTTGACGCCCATCCTGGGGATCTTGATCCTCAGCGCATTGACCGCTTCCTGAGCCGCTTTCCAAACTTCGTCGATCAACGAACTTCGCTTCTCTCGACGAACTTCGACGAACTCATCCCGGAATTTCGTCGCTTTCCAGCCCCTGAGCGTCGTCGCTGGGATCTCCGTGCGCCTGGATGCCTCAGCCGCATTGCCACCGGTTTCGACCAGCGCCTGGAGACCTCTCTCAATGTCTTCGTCGGTGTATCTGCTACCCTGTGCCATCCGTCTCTACACTCCCGACAAACAAAAAGCCGCCGACTCCCTTTCGGGAAATCGGCGGCCCTTCCTACGGTAACCGCTCCGGCTGCCGACGCAGCCCTATCTAGTTGTCACCTGACAGTATACCACAACATGTTGTAGGTTGTCAAGCCCCAGTCACTCGATCCTCCTGAGGTCTCTCTTCTCTTTCACCGAGACGGATAGCGAACTATTGCTGAAATTGACGGCGATCTCGATCTGCCCCTTCTGCGTCCTGTCTATACGCTCTCGGAGCGCGTAGATCTCCATCATCACCGCCCCGGTCCTCTTCCCCAGAGGGAGACGCTGGCCATCGTCTGTCAGCAGGTCGGTGGCTCTACTCACTGCGCTCGATCCACGCGATTCTCGATTCGTCAAGGGTGACTACCGTCTCCTCCCCTTTCCACGCCCTGATGATCGCCTGTATGGCCTCAGACGCCACCAGGATCAGCACGATGAACCACATCGCCATCACCGTCAGCACCGCTACCGTCTCGTAGGATGTCATGTTCCTTCCTCCTCATCCGTGATCGTGATCGTGAACCCCGGATTCTCCCGGTCTACAACCACCTCGCCAGCCCTCGTCCTCACGTGCTGATCGTTGTCCAGCCTCAGCCCCGCAGCCACCGCATTTGCAACCACGTAGAAGTAGTTCTCTGCGTCCCTCTCAGCCTTATTGGCGAATCTGCAGTCCAGTACCACGTAGACCGGATCCTTCGCCGTAGCGACGATCTCAGGCCGCCCCAGCTCACCCCAGGCGGCGAAGACCTCCCACCCCAGCCGGTCCATCCATGCCTCGACGTGCCGCTTGAGATGCCAGTTACCAATGGGCCCCATCTTGCAGTGGTTCACCGATAGGTCCCTCTCCCAGGGCATGTCAATACTGATCTTCATCTCAATTCCACCACACCTTGATCCACATCCCCATCAGCGGCAGCCATGTCCCATCCTTCAGCGTCACCGAGCGCCCAATGAAGACGCTCGAGTAGATCCCCGGCCCTGGTTCCGGTTCCTCAGGCGGCTTCCCCCTGCTGCACCACCTTCTCAGTCTCTCAGCGATAGAAGACATGATCTCCAATTCTCCCCAGCATCTCCTTCTCTCCAGCCCAGGGTGGATCTCCACCGTCCCAGAAGATGGGGTTATCGAAGTGGCTCACCCCCTCGAACCCCTCCGGCTCCGGCTTCCCCATCAGCACCGAGAACGACATCCACCAGATCTCCCACCAATCGGCTGCCGTGGCCTTGCGCCAGCCATCCTCAGTCCTAATCAGGTCCAGGTGCCCCACCGGGTCCAAACACCAGGGCAGCTCTCCCTCTATGGCGCAGCGCAGCCACCCCATGCGCCGCTGCGGGGTCCAGCCGGCATATTGACCCCGCTGCATCACCACCGCCTCGATGTTCATCCCCGAGATCTCGGCGCGGTTGACGATGGTATGCGCCACCAGCTCCTGCCCTTCCTTGGGCTGATGTGGCGCCTCCCACAGTATGGTGAACGCGATCAGCATCGCGTAGTAGAAGAATGACATCATACCCACCGAGTGTCTGGCAGATCCTTGAGTCGGGCATCTGTCAGGTTTCTCAGCACTGCCGCCATAAACGACCAATCAGGGCTCTTCGCGCCGGTCCTCGGCGCACGCTTTAGAATCTGGCTGCGTCCAGTCTCGTATACCGCCAACAGACCGCAATCATCGGGCACGTCCATAGGGGCGATCAATCCACGCGGCGCCGCGAAATAGAAGAAATCTGCGACCTTCATTGCGGCTTTCCGCTTCTGAGGATTCAATTTCTCCATCCTGAAGTCAGATCTGCTTACCTTGATTTCATAGGCGATTCGCCAGCATCCCTTCGATGGATGGCAGTTCATGGCCCAGGCATCGATTCGCTGGGGCGCAAATCCGCAGTTCAACCGGAGTTCTCGCACCAGAACCCATTGCGGCAACTTGTGCCGTTGCCTGATCGCCTCGTAGATGTCATCTGCATTCATATCAATGATTCCTGGGCCGGAGGAGGCGCCCCCGAGCCCTCTCCAGCCCTACCACCGGACGCCGCGGCATTCCAGTGGCTACCTCCCCTCTGCGTAGCTCCACACTTGATGCTCCGGGTACACCGCGGGCACGCTCTTCATCTCCTTCACCTGCGCCGGCGTGAGCTCTGGATGGTGATAGCAGCTCTCCGCCATGCAGTTGGCACAGAACCGCCTCCGCTTCTCCCCTGGCAGGCACGGCCTATGCGAGAACCCCTCATCCAGACAGGCATACTTCAGGCTATCCGCCGCCCTGGGAGGCGCCCCCTTGCCCACATACTCATCCACCGAGCCCGGGACGCGATCCCCTCCCCACGCTTCCCAGAAGGCCCGGCTCCCTTGCCGCTGCTTCTTCTTCCGGGCCCATTCCCGCTTGTACCTCTTCTTCGCACATGGCTTGCAGTCATGGCATCTGTTCGTGAACTCCAGCGCTTTGTCCTTCCATTCCAGGCACGTCGGGCACCTCTTCATGCCCTGGGCCTTCAGCCAGGCCTCGTGGGCCCTGGCCGCCAGCAGCTCCTCCACCTCGCTGCGCCTGAAGAGGCACATCCGCCCGCCACTAGGGTTCGTGACGCGCCTCTCCTCGATCCCCTCCCGCCGGCAGGCCCTGATCACGCTCCACTCGTTGTTGAATCCGAACCGAGGCATCGCCTCCAGGGTGGTTATCCACTCTCGGGCGTCGTAGCCTCTTCCGTCTCCTCCACCTTCATCCACGTAGTTGCCTCTCCCGAGATGGGGCTATGTACCACGCATCCGGCCGCATCGTATGGGTTCAGGTCCACGCTCAGATAGCCCACAAGCGCTACCAGTTGTCTTGACTTGAGACCATTCTCCTGCAACAGCGGGATGAGCTCCTCTTCGTCGCTCGGCAATAGCCAGTTCATCCTATGTGCCTGCGGCTCCAGCCAGTTCAGCAGGATCTCTGTGAACCTGCTCTGGTCCACCTCCGGGATCCTGCTCAGGTCTCGCAGCCGGAACCCCGAGCACCTGGGCACCGTCACCCCATCGCTCTGCCAGAAGGAGACCCTCACGTATTGCGGCTTCTCCGCATTGCACTGGTCCCGCTGATCCGGGCCCCTGAACTGGCGGCAATAGACGCAGGCCTGCGCCAGCCAGTGATCGCCATCGACATCCTGGAGCTGCCGATCGTAGAACTTCCGCAGTCGGTCCTGTCCCTCGATGATCCTCTCCAGGTCAGCCTCATCCACCGCAGAGCTGGCGTCCTGCTGAGCCTTCTTCACGTGCTCGATATAGCAGGAGACGTCGGTGCACCAGCCGTGGTCCTCCTGGCACTCCTGGCAATCCTCGTCCGTCTCCCCGCAAGGCACCGGCAACCGCACCGGATCGTCCTCGCCCAGGTATTCGTCGCAGGCCTCTGCGTCTTCCTCTTTGCATTCCCAGTGAAGCTCCTCTCCGGCCCACAGGCACGTCTCGCACGTCCGGTCATATACCTTCTGCCACTCGAACAGGCCCTGACTTCCCAGCCCACAGGCCTTGGAGAAGTAGCTCATGAAGTAGCTGGCCTGCCGGTCCGGAGGCTTCAAGTTTCCACTTGCTCGCAGACTGGCCAGGACCTCTCCCATCTTGTCCGGGGTCAGCGTCCTCACCTGCTCCAGGCAATGGTCGATCATCGCCTTGATGTTGATCTGCACCGCCGTCCAGGGCTTATCCTCCGGCAGATCCCAGAAGCCCGGCTCCAGCGCCTCCTTGATCTGCTCTATGATGGGCCCCGCCTCCCGAGAGGTGTGCCCCTTCACCCTCTCCAGAACCGGCCCTTGCACGTCCTCCGGCAGCGTGGCCAGCTTCTTCGCCACCGTCTCCTCTACCGCGCGCTCGGTAACGGCCTGCTGCACCTCGGGCCCGCATTTGAGCAGCGCCAGCTTGTCGCTCACCCACTGCTGCGACTTCCCCACCACCTTTGCCGCTTCTTCCTGCGTGATGTTCTGCTGGTCGATGAGGTCCTGGAGCCCGCGCGCCACCTCCACCGCCGTCAGG